GAGATCGAGCGCCGGGTCGAGTGCCGGCGGAAGCAGCACATGACTGCCTTGTCGCTCAAGGCCGTCAAGGCACGGCGTCTCCAGCGCGAGCAGCAGCAGGTCGAGCGATGAGCGCCGCCCCGGGCGTGCTGGGCGGCGGTGGCGAGCCGGAGCACGGCTCACACCGCAGCCTACCCTCGCCCTCCGACATCACCCGGGTAGGCCGTCGCCCCTGCCGGATCACCGTCCGGGCCGGCCGCCGGGCGCGGCGGGTCATCCTGTGGCCCGGTGAGGTGGCCGTCATCCACCCGGCCGACTGCTGCTGCACAGGCGGCGACCGTGTCTGAGACTGTCACCGCCGAGCAGGCCCGGCAGCGGATGGCCGAGCCGGAGACGCCCGACCCGGGCTGGCTGGCCGGCTGGGCCGCCGGCTACTGCGCCGGATGGGAGGCCCGGGACTCCACCCTGCTACCGCCGGTGCTCGACCGGCTCGCCCAGGACCTCGCCCAGCTGGACCGGTACACCTTCGTGCACCCTGGCCAGCTCAGCCGCGAGCGCCGGATCGCCCGGGAGCTGGCTAACGACCGGCACCAGATCCGGGTCCGGTTCGACGACCCCGACTGGCCGCCGGTGACGGTGCCGGGCGTCCCAACGGTCCGGCTAGGAGGCCAGCGGTGAGCCGCGAGGATGCCCGCGAGTGGGCCGACGCCATGGGCATGGAGACGGACGACGACCACGCCGGCGACCCGCTGCCGAGCGAGCCCTGGACTGATCTCGGCTACGCCCGGCGGCTGGTGCACGTCTACGGGCACCGGCTGCGGCATGTACCCAGTTGGCGCCGCTGGCTGGTCTGGGACGGCACCCGGTGGGCGCACGACTCCACCGGACAGGCCGCCCGGTGGGCGAAGGTGATCGCGCGTCGGGTGACCAACGTCGCCTACGCCATCCCGGACAAGGAGCAACGGCTCGCCGCGGTTCGGCTGGCCCGCCACGGTGAGCGCGCCGCCGGGGTGGCGGGAGCGCTCACGCTGGCCAGCACCGAGCAGGGTATCGCGCTCACGCACGATGACCTCGACGCTGATCCGCACCTACTGAACTGCGCCAACGGAACCCTCGACCTTCGGACGTTGGAGCTGAGGGAGCACGACCCGGCGGACCTGCTCACGAAGGTCACTGGTGCGGCCTACGACCCGGACGCGGCCGGTAGTTGCTGGACCAAGTTCCTGGAACGGGTCCAGCCGGACCCGGATATGCGGGAGTTCCTGGCCCGGCTTACCGGACACAGCCTCGAAGGGCAGATATCCGAGCACGTGCTGCCGATCCACTCCGGAACCGGTGCCAACGGCAAGAGCACCTACGTCACCGCGGTAACGGCTGCGCTGGGCGACTACGCCGCACCAGCCGATCCGGAGCTGTTGACTGCCCGGAGCTTCGATGCTCACCCGACCGGCACCGCGGACCTGTTCGGGCTGCGGCTGGCGGTGCTGCACGAGTCCGACGCCGGCCGCCGGCTCGCCGAGGGCACCGTGAAGCGGCTCACCGGAGGTGACCGGATCAAGGCCCGGCGGATGCGGGAGGACTTCTGGTCCTTCGACCCGAGCCACACCTTCCTCATGCTCACCAACCACAAGCCGATCGTGACCGGTACGGATGAGGGGATCTGGCGCAGGCTGCGGTTGGTGCCCTGGTCGGTGGTGATCCCAGCGGAGGAGCGGGACGAGCACCTGGGCGATCGGCTGGATCTGGAACGGTCCGCGGTGCTGGCCTGGCTGGTCGACGGCTACCGGCAGTGGAAGGTGGCCGGGCTCGCCGAGCCGGAGCCGGTGTTGGAGGCGACCCGCGCGTACCGGGCCGAGTCGGACCTGATCGGCCGGTTCCTGACCGAGCGGTGCCTGATCATGGCCGGCTGCCGGGTCCGCTCGGTCGAGCTGTACGGGGCGTATGGCGAGTGGTGCAAGCCCGAGGGGATCGATCCGGTCAGTCACACGGCGTTCTCGACCGAGATGACCAACCGCGGGTTCGACCGGGAGCACACCAAGGTAGGGAAGGTCTGGCGCGGTATCGGACTCGCCGCAGACGATGACGGAGAGTGACGCGGTGAATAGAGGTGACGGGTATGACGGGTTCCCAGCTTCCCCCTACGCGCGCGCGCGAAGGTGACGGGTATGACGGTCTATCAGCCTTACGCCATGCGCGCGCAGGGCGCCAAGCTGGGAACCCGTCACACTCGTCACCGTCGATGGCTTCCGCCGGACCCTCCGGCGGGGACAAGAGAGGTAGAGATCATGAGTAGTGAGACCACGGCGATAGACCACATGGTGATGATCGGCACGGACGACCTGTCTGCCGACCAGCTCCACACGGTGGCGCTGGCGCTCCAGTGGCTGGCCCAGGCACCGCGCGTGGAGCCTGCGATTGCCGCATGGGTGGACGCGCTGAGCATCGAGGTTAAGCAGATCTCGCACGCCCGCCGCTAACCACCCGCCGGCCGGGCGTACCCGTGAGACGCCCGGCCGGCAACCATCCTACGGAGGTGAGCATGAGCAGGTCGTGGGCCAAGGGCTCCACCCCAGCATGGCGACGGCTACGCGCCCGGGTGCTGCACGCCAACCTGCTCACCAACCAGGGCAGGTGCCAGCTGGCCCTGCCGTGCTGCACAGTCCAGGCCACGCAAGTCCATCACGTCCTGGGCCGTGCCCTCACCGGGGATGATCCCCGCTACCTGGTGGCCGTGTGCGCTCCCTGCAACGGGGCCGCCGGTGACCCTGCCGCCCGATCGCCCCGACCGAGGCGGGTGACACGATGGTAGGCGTGAGCCTGCCGCAGTGGATCACGCTGATCGCCAGCATCATCACGATCACGTGCAACCTCGCGACCCTCACCCTGCGCCGATGACCCGCAACGAGCGGCACTACCTGATCGCCGCAGCCTGCACGATGGCGGTGGTCACCACCGTGGCGGTGCTGATCGCCGCGCTGCCCGCGCTGATCCAGCCGGTAGGGCTGCTGCTCAGCGCCGACTACCTGCCCAGCGCCTGCCTCGCGCTGGTCGGGCTGATCGGCCACAGCCTGATCCCGTGGGTGATCGCCTCCCGTTAGACTCATTTGCGTCTAACGGGAGACGCCAGAAAGTTCGGAGGGGCACCCCCCAACCACCCGCTGTCCCCTGTTCTTTCTCTCTTCGGCCCGCGCGCGCCCGGGGCTCACAAAGTGGACCAGATGCCGGGTTAGCTGGTCCACTTCCCCGCCCCACGGGGTGGGCCAGATGTCCGGCCATCTGGATCGATCTTGAGAGCGTCCCCGCGATAGTGTCGCGCATCTTCTCGTCGACGTCTAAACCGGACAAGATTGACTCCGGCCACCAAGATCCGTGGTGATGACGCTGTATCACCACGGATCTCGCGACGGGGGTACGCACTCAATGCGTACCCCCTCGGGTGACCAACACCGGCAGCTCAGGCGCTAGGTGCAGGAGTCTTGCGGGTGTCGATGCCCCAAGATCGAGCCTGCTGACCCGCCGGCCGGCTCGCTGCTCATGGGTCCGCAGCGAGTCACCATGATCGGCGGCGATGACCGCAGATCGCCGCCGATCTGCTGCAAGATCAATGGACCTAGCGCTCCAGGTCCATTGATCTTGGCAGAGCCGGCTCACCGGCCGGTGACGACCGCCAGCGGCGGCTGCGGCGGCGGCAAGATCCTGGCCAAGTGGCAGGCACCAGCCGCTGCATAGATGCCATCGACGGGGATGCGGCCGGAGCGGGTGTAGACCCATGTGTCGCCGCGGTGCAGCTTCGAGGCGGCGGCGGCTTGCTGGTCGAGCATCGGATCGCGCGGGTGCCTCACCTGCCCGGCGGTGACCAACTCGGCGAAGCCCATCGCCACCGACGCAATCTCGCCCTTCAACTCCTCCACCCGCGTGCCGGCGGGCGCCCATGTGCGGCGGCCGGTGGGCATCCGGATCTCGGCCGCCACCGCGGCGGCCGGACCGGCGGGGAACCACCCGAGCGCCCGGGGCCGGATCTTGGCGACCAGCCCGGGCAGGTCGGCCCGGACCGCCTTCGTGCAGCCGTACCCGGACCATGCCTCGATCACCTCCAGGTGGACCGTCCCCTCGACCATGGCGGCGGCGACGAGGGTGGCGTGGGTGCCGCCGGGCGACACATCGAGGCACAGCGCCGTCCGCTGCCGGTCGAGCTGGATCGGCTTGTCGGTGCCGCACGCCGCCCACCGGTCGGGGTCGAGCGCGGGGTTGAGCTGGTGGACCCGCTGGCACAGGACCTCGGTGCGGAACGCGGCCAGCTCCTCCCCACCGGCGGCCTTGGCGCGCAGGGCCGCACCGCGGAGGGTGTCGTGGTCGATGCGGGTCCCGAGGAAGGGGTTGGACTGGGCGAGCGCCGTCATGCTGGTCGGGTTGGCGCCGTCGGGGGCCGACCACTCCAGCAGACCGAGGCGGTAGTCTCCCCGCCCGGTCTCGATGTACTCCAGGGCCGCGCCGCGGAGCGCGTCGAGCACCACCCCGGACGCGTCGCACTGGTTGGTGAGCACCACCACCTGCGCGTCGGGTACGGCGTTCATGGCGTTGGTGGCGCTCGACCAGCAGTCCCAGGAGGTGTGCTCGCGCAGCTCATCGCACAGCCACCGGTGCAGGGTGGTGGAGCGGGCGGCGTTGCCGTTATTCGCCGCGAATATGTACTCCGAGCCGTGGGCGGTGGTCAGGGCCTCCTCCCCGAGCGTGAGCCGCACCGCTTGCGGGCCGAGTTCACCGGCGAGGTTGGGGTTGGTGCGGTACAGCTCGCACACTTGGGACCAGGCGCGTTTCGCGTACTTCCGGTCGGTGCTGGTGCCGAGCACCAGCGGCACCCGTTCGACCGAGAGCCAGTAGGACAGCAGCGCCCGGCCGATCCGGGACTTGCCGTTCTGACGCCCGGCCAGGACCAGCACGACCCGGAACCGGGGCCGGCCGTCGGGTAGCAGCTCCCCGAGGTGGACGGCCGCCCACCGCTGCCACGGGTCGAGCGGCTCGCCGAGGACGCGCTCGGCGTAGTCGATGACGTCGTGGCCGTACGAGTTCCGGGGGTCGTCGAGGTCGACCAGCGGTGGCGTCCAGAGCCTAGGGGTGGTGCTCCCCAGCGGCTCGCCGCGCCCGGCGCTCCCGAAGCTCGTCGAGCGGGTTGGGGCCGGTGCTGCCACCCTGCCCTCCCTTCCCGAGCACGGCCGCCCGCCCGGCCGGGGTCATCCCCAGCTGACCGAGCAGGGCCGCCAGCAGCGGGCCGACCTTGACCAGCTCCGGCGCCGGGTCGTCCAACGCGGCGGCGTAGGCGTGGGCGAGCCGCACCGCGGCCTGGTCGGCGGGGGTGAGGGCGACCGCGGTGAGGGCACGCCGCAGCGTGGTCGTGTGGCTGGCGAGCCGGCCCATGCCGCTAACGATAACGGTTATCGTGTTCATGTACGATCACGGTGTGAAGTGGCCCTGGTCGCCCGGCCGACCGGAGAACCTGTCGGTCGCCGATCCGGCGCTGGCGGCCTTCTTCGGGTTGAGCGTGGCCGGCGCCGGGGTGCCGGTGACCGAGTCGACCGCGCTCGGGCTGTCGGCGGTGTGGCGGAGCGTGAACCTGATCGCCGGGACGCTGGCGACGCTGCCGCTGCGGACGCTGAAGGATACCGAGGACGGGCGGGAGCGGGTCGCCGGGCTGTTCGACAACCCGGGCGCGCCGATCGGGCTCCGCCCCTTCCAGTGGAAGCGCACCAGCATCGCGCACTTAGTGACGCATGGCAATATCTTCTGGGCTCACCTGTTCAACAATGGTGGCGGGCTTGCTGGATTGTTGCCGCTCCACCCGCTGGCCGTCACGGTGGATTGGGAGCGGGACCCGGAGACCGGGGCACATACCGGCCGCAAGGTGTTCGACGCGTCGTTCCCGGACGGCCGGCGGCGGCGGTACACCCCGGACACGATGACCCACGTTACCGGCCTGTGCCTCGACGGGCTCCGCGGGCTGTCGCCCATCTCGGTCGCCCGGCTGAGCCTCGGGAAGGGGATCGCCGCGGACCGGGCCGCCGCGCGGGCCTACTCCGACGGTTTCTCGGCCGCCGGGATGGTCACCCCGGAGGGGGACGCCGACCTGAGCCTGGAGGACGCAACGAAGATCCAGGCCGACCTGAACAGCGCCGTCGGCGGCTGGGAAAACGCCGGCAAATTGGCGGTGATCAATCGACGGCTGAAGGTGGATCAGTGGTCGATGTCCCTGGAGGACGCGCAGTTCCTCCAGTCGCGGGCGTTCGAGATCGAGGAAGTCTGTCGATGGTTTGGCGTCCCTCCGCATTTGCTGGCCCAGACGGAGAAGCAGACCTCCTGGGGCATGGGTGTGGAGAGCCAGAACCGGGGGCTCGGCCGGTTCACGCTGGTGCACTACTCCGCCCCGGTGGAGGAGGCGTGCACCGGGTTGACCGGGCCGACCCGGACGGTCGAGTTCGACTACGCCGGCCTGGAGCGGCCGACCCCCGAGCAGGAAATCCAGCTGTTGATCGCGCAGGTGCAGGCCGGGCTCCTCACCCCGAACGAGGCGCGGCGGATCCGCAACCTGCCGCCGGTCCCGGGCGGGGACACGCTACGTACCCCGTCCGGCACCCCCCAGGGGGCCGTAGCGGCACCGGACCCTGCGGGGGTACCCGGATGAGCGTCGACCTTCAGCGGCTCGCCAGCCTTGCTCAGCGGGGCCGGGAGCTGGCACGTGCCGCACCGCGGGCCGCGGGCAGCGACTGGTTCCGGATCACCAACGCCGACGACCGGGCCAAGATCTATCTCTTCGGCGTGATCGGCGATTACTGGGGCGAGGACGATGTCACCGCGGCCGCGTTCGTGAAGGCGTTGGACGCGATCACCGCCCCGACGATCGAGCTGCGGGTCAACTCTCCCGGTGGGCTGGTCTTCGACGGGGTGGCGATCTACACCGCCCTGTCCGAGCACCCGGCGCGGGTCGAGGCCACCGTCGACGGGATGGCCGCGTCCGCCGCGAGCTTCGTGGTGCAGGCGGCCGACTCGATCGCGATCCAGAAGCCGGCATGGATGGCGATCCACGACGCGCAGGGCATCACCATGGGCGGGCCGGCCGAGCACCGGGAGATGACCGAGCTGCTCGACGAGCTGAGCAACACGATCGCCGGGATCTACACCGACCGGGCCGGTAAGACGGTCGAGCACTGGCGCTCGGAGATGGGCCGGGAGGCCCGGTACACCGGTGAGCAGGCGGTGGCCGCCGGCCTGGCCGACCGGGTCGCCGGTGAGCAAGCGTCTGCGCCGGATGCCCGGCGCGGTCAGATGATCCGCGCGAGAGCGCGCGTAGCCCTGGGAGGGGTGTCATGTCGGTAGAGGAGATCCTGGAGCAGTTGCGCGCGCTGATTGCGGCGGCGGAGGGCCGGGACATGACCTCGGAGGAGCTGGACAACTACGAGCAGCTGGAGGTGAAGCTCGCGCACGCGCGCCGCAACCAGGAGGCGAGGAATCGTCAGACCGCCTACGACACCCCGAGCAAGGGGCAGCTGGACGCGGTGGCGCACGCCGGCGCTCCGAAGGTCGACGACGGGTACGACAAGGCGTTCACCGCCTACCTCCGGACCGGGAAGCCCAACGCCGACCTGATCACCAACGCGCAGCAGGTGGGCACCGACACCGAGGGCGGGTTCCTCGTCTCCCCCCAATTCCGGCAGCGGTTGATCGAGGTGCGGGCCTCGTTCGGCGGGTTCGCCGCGGTCGTCGACAGCTTCAGCACCGAGCGGGGTGGGACGCTGGAGTACCCATCCCTGGACGACACCGCCAACTCCGGCGACATCACCGCGGAGGAAGCGCCGGTAGCCGACGGCGACGACCTGGTGTTCGGCACCGTCGCCCTCGGGGCATTCAAGTACACGAGCGCCGGGGCGGGCACGAACCTGCCGCTGCGGGTGTCGGTGGAGCTGGTACAGGACGCCGAGTTCGACATCCAGGGCCTGGTCGCCCGGGCGCTCGGAACCCGCATCCAGCGCAAGCAGGCCAGCGACTGGGTGAACGGCAACGGCACCACCCTGCCGGTGGGTATCTTCCGCGACTCCACCACGGCCGACGTGGTGCTGGACACCGAGGCGACGCTCATCTACCTGAACCTGCTGGAGACGGAAGCGGCGCTCGACCCCGAGTACCTCCAGAACGCGACCTGGCTGATGTCACACACCACGTGGGTGACGGTGATCAAGGCGATGGAGGACACGGCGGAGCGTCCGCTGATCCTGCCGCAGGCCCAGTCCGGCATCGGCGGGCGGCCGGTGCGGGAGCTGCTGGGCTACCCGGTCACCATCGACCAGGCGTGCAACGCGATCACGGCCGACGGGGCGGCCGGCCCGTTCCTCGGGCTGGGTGACTGGCGGGAGAGCTACGCGATCCGCAGGGTCGCCCCGTTCAACCTCGTCGTCGACCCCTACTCCCGGGCGGTGAACGGCCAGATCCAGTACCACGCGTGGGAGCGTGCCGACGGCACGATCCAGAACCGGTCCGCCTACGCGGCGGTCGAAAACATCACCACCTAGGAGAGTGGACTGTGCTGATCAAGGGCAACCCGGCCGCGTTGAAGGCGTACCGGGCGCACAAGCTGAAGGCGCTGGAGAAGACCGCCGAGCAGCGGAAGGCCGAGGGCCGGCGGAAGGCGCAGGTCAACTCCGCCGAGGCGAAGCAGTAGCGAGGGGAGTGGGGAGCTGTGGCGTGGAAGCCGGACTACGTCTCGGCGGCCGAGTTGAAGGCGTGGGAGCGCATCGACGACGCGGTCGACGACACCCAGCTGGCGCTGATCGTCACAGCTTCCTCCCGCGCGGTGGACCGGCACACAGGTCGGCAGTTCGGGCTGGTGGCCGCCGCGGAGGAGCGGCGCTACACCGCCCGGTGGGACCGTCGCCGCTGCCGGTGGGTGATCGAGATCGACGACATCATGTCGACCACCGGGCTCACGTTCACTGTGGAGGCCGGGCAGATCGACACATACGACCTTGAGCCGATCAACGCCGCCCAGGAGGGCCGCCCGTGGGAGCGGGTGGTGGTGGCGCCGGGCTCGGCGGTGCAGCCGACCGCGCTGGCGCACGGGGTGACCGGTGACGGCCTGTGGGGCTGGTCGGCGGTACCCGCCACGGTGAAGCTGGCCTCCCGGTTGCAGAGCGCCCGGTTCGTGGCCCGCCGCGACTCCCCGTACGGGGTGGCGGGCTCGCCGGAGCTGGGTTCGGAGCTGCGGCTGCTGGCGAAGGTCGACCCGGACGTGGGGCTCATGCTCGGCGAGTATGTCCGCTGGTGGGCCGCAGCGTGAACCTTGCGAGCGTGATGACGCAGATAGCGACCCAGCTGGACACGATCGCCGGGCTGCGGTGCTTCCCGTGGTCGGCCGGGAAGATCGTCCCGCCGGCGGCGGTCGTCGGCTGGCCGGAGGAGATCACCTACGACGCGACCTACGGCCGGGGTATGGACACGCTCACCCTGCCGGTGATCGTGGTGGCCGGCCGGCCCACCGACCGGCAGACCGTGGCGCTGCTGGCCAAGTACGCCGACGGGTCCGGTGCCGCCAGCGTCAAGGCCGTGGTCGAGGCCGGCTCCGCGTACACCGCGTTCGAGGCGGTACGGGTCACCTCGGTCGAGTTCGACGTGTACACGATAGGTTCAGTCGACTACATGGGCGCACTGTTCATGTTGGACATCGGAGGGAGTGGCACCTAATGGCCCTGAAGCACGGCAAGGACACGGTGGTGAAGGTCGACGGTGACGACCTGTCCGCGTACACCAACACGAGCGAGTTCAAGCCCACCACCGACACTGAGGACACCACCACCTACGGCGCCGACGGGCACGTGTACGACGCCGGCCTGACCGATGGCGAGTTTTCGATGGGCGGGTTCTACGACTCGACCGCCAGCACCGGGCCGCGGGCGGTGCTGCTGGCGCTGAAGGGTGCGGCGGCGAAGGTGCCGGTGATCCGGCAGCCGGAGGGCACCGGGTCGGGGCTGCCCCAGGACAGCTTCACCGGTGTGATGACTGCCTACAGCGAGTCGAACCCGGTCGAGGGCTATATCAAGTGGACGGCCAGTTTCAAGATCAGCGGCGACGTCAACAGCGCGGCGCAGAGCGCGTAAGGGGGACACGATGGACAAAGCGTCGCTACTGCAACCGGTGCCGGAGCTCGACGACACCGACTGGGTACCGCTGCGTGGGGGTGGGCAGATCCAGGTGCGCGGGCTGTCCCGCAACGAGCAGCTGCGGGCGGTGAAGAACGAGGATGTCAACCAGGACGGGATTCCGCAGGCCGAGCGGACGGCGCTGATCGAGGCCAGGATGCTGGCCGCCGGGATGCTCGACCCGCCGATGTCGTTCGCGGAGGTGCGGCAGTGGCAGGGCACCCGCGGTAAGGCAGCCGACGTGATGGCTGCCGTGATCCGGATTCAGCAGCTGTCCGGGATGATGCCGGACGCGCCCAAAAGCGGTTTGGCTGGAGATGGAGACGACCCCGGGGCTGGAGTTCGAGTTCTTCCTGGCGGCGAAGCTGGGGATGATGGTGGCGGAGTTGCGCACTCGGATGAGCGCTAACGAGTTCATGCGCTGGGGGGTGTACTACCGGCGGCAGGGGCAGACCATGGAGCTGGAGGCCAAGAAGGCGGGGTGAGCGCAGGTGGTCGACGTGATCACAGTGGAGGGGCTGGCGGAGTTCAGCCGCAACCTGCGCAAGCTCGACTCGGAGCTGCCGAAGGCGCTGCGGCTCGCGTTGAACGAGGCGGCCGACCTGGTCGTCAACGAGGCGCGGCCGGGTATCCCCAGCCGCTCGGGGCGCGCGAAGCGGTCGGTGCGTAAGGCGTCGACCCGGACCGCGGTGCGGGTGCGTGGTGGCGGCAACCGGGCGCCCTACTACCCGTGGCTGGACTTCGGCGGCCGGGTCGGCAAGGGCCGCTCGATCGAGCGGCCGTTCCTGAAGGAGGGGCGCTACATCTATGCCGGCTACTTCCGGCTGCGCGACAGCGGGAAGTTCGAGGAGACACTGACCGCGGCGCTGCTGAAGGTGGCCGCACAAGCCGGGGTGGCGGTGGACTGAATGGCCGGGAAGAACGTCGTCACCCTGACCATGGTGGGTGACCACAAGAAGCTGACCGAGTCGTTCGAGGCGGTAGGCGACTCAGCGAAAACCATGGATGACAAGGTGTCCAACTCGACCGGCGGGTTTGACAAGGCCACCGACGCATCGGACACGCTGGATACCCGGGCGATGGGGTTCCGCGACACCGTCACCGGTGTGGAGGACAGCGTGAAGGGGTTCTCCCAGGTCCTGAAGGGAGACTTCAGCGCGGATGCGCTGGTGCTGGCCGGCACCGGTGTCGGTGACCTCGCCAGCGGGTTCACGAACCTGCTCGGGCCGGCGCTCGGTAGGACGATGACCTGGCTGGCGCAGACGCGGGTGGGGATGCTGGCGCACGCCGCGATGACCAAGACGGTCGGGGCCGCTACGAAGGTGTGGACCGGTATCCAGGCCGCGTTTAACTTCGTCATGGCGCTCAACCCGATCGTGCTGGTGATCATCGCCATCGTGCTTCTGGTCGCCATCATCATCATCGCCTACAAGAAGTCGGAGACGTTCCGGAAGATCGTCGACGCGGCGTTCCGGGCGGTGGTCGCCGCGGCTAAGGCCGTGTGGGAGGGCGTGAAAACGTACTTCGGGTTCTGGAAGGGGATCATCGACAAGGTGATGGGGTGGGTTGGGGACATCCCTGGCCGGATCGGGAGGGCGTTCCGCGGGCTCGGTAACGCGATCTCGGCGCCGTTCCGGGCCGGCTTCGACGCGGTGAGGACGTTCTGGAACAACGTGGTCGGCGGGAAGGGCTTCGACATTCCCTCCTGGGTGCCGGGGGTGGGCGGCAAGTCGTTCCGCTTCCCGCGGTTCCACGGCGGCGGGGTGGTGCCCGGGGCGCCCGGCTCGGAGATGCTGGCGATCCTCCAGGCCGGTGAGCGGGTCGTCCCCGCCGGCGGTGGTGGCGGGGGCATGTCCCTGACGATCCGCTCCGGTGGCTCGAAGCTTGACGATGTGCTGGTGGAGCTGATCGCCCACGCGGTCCGGGACCGCGGCGGGAACGTTCAGGTGGTGCTGGGCGGTGGCTAAGTCCAACCCGACTGTCGAGCTCTTTTGGGATGACGTGTGGAACGACGTGACCTCCGATGCGCTGGTGGCCGGCCGGATCACCGTCAAACGGGGGCAGGGCAACGAGGCGGCTCAGGCCCAACCCGGCGGGGCCGACTTCGCGCTGAAGAACCTGGACGGTACGTACTCGTGGCGCAACCCGGGCTCGGCAACCTTCGGGCGGCTGCGCCGGGGGACGCTGTGCCGGATCTATGAGGGCCGGCCGCCGGTGGGCGCCAGCAACTTCAGCCTGTCGACCACCACCACCCACACCGCGCCGAGTCTCACCTCACCCACCGACGAGGGGCTGCTGGTGTGCGGCTGGGGCACCCCCCAACCCGCCTCGGGCGCCCCCAACGACTACACCCTGCCCGGGGGCATGACCGGGCTGGTCGAGCAACACGACTCATTCTCGACGTTCCGCGCCGCCTACCAGGCCATCAGCGCCACCGGCGCGACCGGGGTCCGCAGCGCCACCTTCAGCAGCGCCCAGACCTACGCGGCGGCCAGCGTGCTCCTGAACGGCGACAGCCTCACCGTGCAGCAGACCACCTCCGCGGAAGGGGTGCTGACCACCGGGGCCGGCACCCTGCCGGGGTGGTGGGCGGTGGTCCACTGTTTCTACGGCTGGGACGACAACGGCGGCGATGAGCAGGTCCCGGACTTCCCGTTCGACGACGACGGGGGCGGCTGGATACCGCTGGCCGACACCGGTGTTCAACCGGCCGCCGATGTCCACGCCGAGTTCATCCAGCTGAAGGCGTGGGCCAAGCAGGTGAAGCTGGGTGGGGCGTTTGACATCCGGCTGCACGCGCCGGGCGACGACACGCTGGTTAGCCGGCTCGGGTCGCTGCTGGTGGTCTCCGGGGTCGACACCTACCTGCCGAAGACACACACCCGCGTGGTCGCGCTGCCCGCGGTGCGGGACGTGTCCGGCCGGATCAAGTCGGTGCCGGTTCAGACCGCCGATGCGCTGCGGCAGGCCGCCCGGTCCAAGGCGCCGATCCGCTCGGCCATCTACCGGACCGTGATGGCGGCCGAGTTCGACGTGAACCGGGTGGCGTACTGGCCGTGTGAGGAGCCCACCGGTGGCACCCAGTTCGCCTCTGCGCTGCCCGGTGGGGCTCCCCTGGACTTCGCCCCCGGTGCCATGACCCTGGCCGCTCACAGCGGGTTCTACGGGTCGCGGCCGCTGCCGCTGATCACCGCCGGCAACCAGGCGGGCGTGGACTCCGCCCGCGGGCCGATCCCGCCCTACACCGGCGGGTTCTTCTACCGGGGCCTGTTCGCCATGCCCGCGGCCGGGCTCCCCGACGGCGGCCAGATCGTCGCGTTCCAGTGCAACGGCGGGGAGGTGGAGGAGGTCGAGCTCGAATACGGCACCGCCGGGACCGGCTCGATGCGGCTACGGCTGTTCGACACCGACGGCACCCTGCTCGACGAGACCGGGGTGGTCGACTTCGCGATCGACGGCGCCCAGTTCCTCACCTCGGTCGAGCTGGTACAGGACGGCGCCGACGTGGACTGGCTGATGTTCGTGCGGAAGGTCAGCCTCGAAGGGGTGGTGGAGGTCGGCACGTTCGTTTCCGGCACCTTCACCGGGGTGGTGCTGGGCACCGCCCACGAGATTCACATAGGCGGCACCAACGCCGACGACCTGGTGTTCGGACACCAGATGATCGGCAGCTCGCAACGGTTCGTGTTCAACATCGCCCAGCCGCTCGGCGGGTGGGCCAACGAGCGCGTGTCCGACCGGATCCGCCGGCTCGCCCGGGAGAACGGGCTCCTGTGTGAGGTGGTCGGCGACCGCGAGCAAGACGTGCTGATGGGTCCGGAGGGCTCCGCCACCCTGGCCGGCCACCTGCGGGAGTGCGCCGCGACCGGCGGGGGCATCCTGTACGGGCCGAAGCAGTTCTACGGCATCGGCTACCGCACCCTGGCCAGCCTGTACAGCCAGCCGCCGGGCGCCACCTACACCTTCGGCGCTACCGGTGAGGTGGCGCCGCCGCTGGCGCCGGTACCCGACGATGCGCTGGCGGTGAACATGGTCACCGTCTCCCGGCCGGCGGGCAGCTCCTACACCACCTCGAAGCTGACCGGGGCGCTGTCGGTGGCCGAGCTGGGCGAGCAGGATGCCGACTACCCGGTGAACGCGCCGGACAACCACCTACCGGAGCACGGGGACTGGCGGCTGCATCTGGGCACCACCCCTGGTGACCGGTTCCCCGACCTGAGCCTGGACATGGACGCGCTCGCCGGCGCCGGGAAGGCGGCGCTGATCCTGGCCACCGATCTGTTAGACGTGGGCTCGCGGGTGGTGCTCGACGGGATGGACAGCGCCGACGAGATGGCCCCGGACAACGTGGACGTGCTGGCGCTCGGCTTCACCGAAGTCATCGGGTCGCACCGGCGGCAGGTGAGCCTGAACGCGGTTCCCGAGCAGCCCTACCACGTCGCGGAGGTGGAGCACGACGACTACGCGTACCTCGGGCCTGACCCCGCGTGGGGGTTCACCACCAGCGCCTCGTTCACCTCCGGCACGTCCACGTCGATGGGGGTGGCGTTCAGCGGCAACCAGCCCGGGTTCCTCGGGGCGGACGTGCCGTTCGATGTGCTGGTCGCCGGGGTGCGGCTGCATGTCACCGCCACCTCGGGCGCCAGCTCCCCCAATGTGCTCACCGTCGACCAGGCCCCGGTCAACGGGGTTGTGAAGGTGATCCCGGCCGGCACTCAGGTGGAGCTGTTCCACCCCGCGTACATCGGACTGTAGGAGGCCGTCGTGAGCAGTGCAGGTCAGAAGCTGGTGACCGGGCGCGTCCCGGGGGAGGAGCTGGGGCTGACGACCGAGACCAGCGACGGCGCCAGCTCAGCCGCGGAGACGGTGGGCATCACCGTGACGGCGCCGGTGGTGGTGGGCCGCAAGTACAAGGTCGTGGTGGACACCGCCATGGAGGGCGGCTCCGTGGACGACCGGGTCGTGTGCCGCATCCGGGAGGACGACGCCAACGGCACCGTCAAGGCCACCCGTAACCGGGTGATCGCCCACGTCTCCGGGACCGCCGGCAACCCGGTCCACATGGAGTGCCGGTATACGGCGGACGCCACGGAAAACAAGTCGTTCGTGTTCACCTACGACTCCGCCAGCGCGAACGCGGTGAACATGGCCGCCTCGACCACCTTCCCCACCTTCATGTACGTGGAGTACGTGAGCGGCTGAGTCAGGCCAGGATAGCGCGCCGCAAGCCGGTAACATCAGGCCCAGCAGCCACCAGCGTAAACAGCACACCCGCAAGCCGGTTCAACGTCTGATATTGCGGGACTATCTCGATTGACCCCGGGCCCCGGAAACCGGCGCTGGCCAGCGGAAACACGGTAGGGCCGAACAGACGATACCCGAGCAGGCCGGTACCAGCCAAGATATCGGACCATGGACCTCGACCTGCCGGACCTGCTCGAATCGTGGGCCGTCCACCTCCGCGCCCAGCGGAAGTCACCCCAGACCATCCGGGCCTACACCACCGGGGTGAGGCTGTACGCGCGCTGGTGCCTGGCTGCCGGGCGGCCGGCGGCGCTCGACCGGACCACCGTCACCCGCTGGGTGGCTCACCTCCTGGACACCGGCGCCGAAGGAGCCACCGCACGCTCCCGCCAGCTGGCCGTCCGCCGGTTCTCAGCCTGGCTCGCCGAGCAGGGCGAGCTCGAACGCGACCAGCTGCTCGGGCTCGCCCCGCCGAAGCTGGACATCAAGGTCGTCGAGTCGCTCACCGACCAGCAGCTTGCCGACCTGGTCGCCGCGTGCACCGGGCGCACCTTCCGGGACCGGCGGGACACCGCCATCGTCCGTCTGATGGCGGAGACCGGGCTCCGCTCGGAGGAGCTGCTGTCGATGACGACCATGGACACGAACATCCCGGGCGGGGTCGCGGTGGTCCGGCGCGGCAAGGGCGGCAAGGGCCGCACCGTCCCGTTCGGGCCGAGGACCGCGGCGGCGTTGGACAGCTACCTCCGGATGCGACGCCGTCACCGGCTCGGCACCACCCCGGTCCTGTGGCTCGGCGACCGGGGTAAGGAGCTGGGCTACTTCGGGCTCCGCGACACGCTCCGCTACCGGGCAGGCCTGGCCGGGTTGACCGGGTTCCATCCGCACCGGTTGCGCCACACCGCGGCTGCCCGCTGGCTGGACGCCGGCGGTAGTGAGGGGGGATTGATGGCCATGGCTGGGTGGTCGAGGCGAGACATGATAGATAGATATACCCGAGCCACCTCGGAACGCCGCGCGGCGGAGGAGGCGCGCCGCCTAGGGTTGGGGGAGATCTGACCGAAAGGTTGAGTAGGCGACGCTGATCAACCGACATCCGGCCTGCTACGCTTCAGGCCAAGATAGCGCCGGACCGGGGGCGAGTCCCCCTCACCGCTGGTGAGGAAACTCGGGGCACCGACCTATCCCACACCACCACCGCGGGATGCGCCATGAGCAGCCACCCGAGGGTACGAGTGAGAGGGACGGGTATCAATGTTGACATCGGGCGAAAGGACGCTGCGCGCCCGCACGGCCGCCTACGCAAAGCATGCGCTGCACGATCCGACCGTGGCCGCGGTCAGCGGCCAGGCCGGGCTACTGGAGCGCTTCCGCCTCCAGGTGATTGAGCGGGACCCCTCGCTGAGCGAGGTCGAGATCGAGCGCCGGGTCGAGTGCCGGCGGAAGCAGCACATGACTGCCTTGTCGCTCAAGGCCGTCAAGGCACGGCGTCTCCAGCGCGAGCAGCAGCAGGTCGAGCGATGAGCGCCGCCCCGGGCGAGCGGGGCGGCGGTGGCGAGCCGG